CAATGCAGACAGCGTGCCAACTTTTCAAAGTCCAATGATTACGGGGTCTGTAGCCGATGTACTGTGTATGTATACAGTGTTGAGAGTGTTACCGTGTTACCGAATAGTGTTACCGTGTTACCGTTGCAGTGTTACCGAACTACTCAACCATCCATCTGGGTTTCGTATCAGTGTGTTTCAATTTGAGTGTGGCTATTGGGTTATTGGGTATTGGGGTATTGGCTGCATCCTCTACCCTCACACTTACTAAACTAATCCCTTTACTAAAGTAATCGCTTTGCTATCTCGCGCGTTAAATGCTCGCGCGCGCGTGCGGTAACAGACGGGGTTCGAATCATGGACGGGGAGGGGCGATTGCGCGTGGCTTTTTATTGTAGTTGCCCCCCAAATTTGCGTGAGGCCAAATTAAAAAAAAGAAGCAAAAAAACCACCCCTTAAACCCGCATGAACACAGGGGTTGGCGAAATTGACCAATTAATGGTTTAATACGCCAAATATTAATCTTAAAAGAGCTTCTATGTTGTGGCTGAAGACAATGTACCAGTAAAGAGAAAGCGTGGCCGTCCCCGTAAGTCGGAGATAGAGAAACCGAAGAACCGTCCCATTGGTAGACCCAAGGGTGACCATTCGGCTATGGCAGAGATGAAGCAGCGATTCCTCGCGAGAAGGGATACCAATGCTGTGATAGAGTCTATCTTCCGAGCCGCTCAAGATGATGACCACAAGAATCAATCTGCTGCGTGGAAGCTTATCGTAGATCGCATCTTGCCTATTAGCTCGTTTGACAAAGACAAGCTAGGCGGCAAGCCTACGGTCAATATCACTATCTCAGGTGTCACTGATACTATCGTACAGCCTGAAGCAATAGACGGAGAGGTTATCGATTATGAGTGACCCATTGAGCCAAGTCCTCGGAATAGAGGCAAAGAAGAGAAAGCTAAACAACCAAGACCTTAGCAACCTCAAAAGCTTTATGAACAACGTCGGGGAGATAGAAAGCAACAACATCCCTGATAGATACCAGAATGACAGCGAAGATTCTGCGGGTAGAGGCAAGTACCAGTTCGAAAACGACAAAGGCAGCAACGCAGCTAGGACAGCAGCTAACCGCCTCGCGCAATGGGAAAAGGCTAATGGAACTCTAGACATCCCGCCAAACGAGCGGGAAGAGTTATCTAAACCGAGCCCTAACTTCGCGGTTTTAAGCGAGCCTGTGCAAGACGCGCTGTTTTTGGTTAACATGAGCGTAGCCCCTAAAGTCCCGTTTAGTGACATAGCTAGAGGCAAAATCCCACAAAAAGACGCATGGATTAAATACCACTGGGCAGGTAGCGAAAAAGAAGCGCCAAAGAAAGCGCGGATGTGGGATATGCGACAAATGCAAAACAAAGCGAAAGAAGCAAAAACATTCATCAGCTCTTTATTTTAGAGGAAATACCATGAAAACTAGACCATTACCCGTTAAGGGTCAGCGTGTTGCAACAAACAAGAAAAACAAAAAGAAGAAAAAATGAACCTAGACATTAGTCTCCTTGAGTGGCAGAAAGAAGTTTGGAACGACCCTACGCGTTTCAAAGTAGTTGCTGCGGGTCGCAGGACGGGCAAGTCTCGTCTTGCGGCTTATCTTTTGATCGTCAACGCTCTGAGGTCAGACAAAGGGCAGGTGTTCTATGTAGCCCCCACACAAGGTCAAGCACGAGACATTATGTGGAATCTCCTCTTGGAGATAGGCCAACCCGTGATAGAAAACTCCCATGTCAACAACATGCAGGTGCGATTAATCAACGGCACAACTATTAGCTTGAAGGGCGCTGATAGACCTGAGACAATGCGCGGCGTAAGTCTCAAGTTTCTAGTCTTGGACGAATACGCAGACATGAAGCCCGATGTATGGGAATTAATCTTACGACCTGCGCTCACAGACTTGAAGGGCGATGCCTTATTTATCGGGACACCAATGGGTAGAAATCATTTTTATGAACTCTACAAACAAGCCAGTTTAGGCGAAGATCCCACTTATAAAGCATGGCACTACACCAGTTACGATAACGACTTACTAGACAAAGAAGAGATAGATGCAGCCAAGAAATCCATGTCTTCCTTCGCGTTTCGTCAAGAGTTTATGGCGTCTTTCGAGGCGCGCGGCTCTGAGATGTTTAAAGAAGAGTGGGTTCGGTTCGATGACGAAGAGCCAGATACTGGCGATTACTACGTTGCCATTGACCTCGCGGGCTTCGAAGAGGTCGGAAAAGCCAAATCTAAAAATAAAAAGCTTGACAATACCGCTATTGCCATTGTAAAGGTAGGCGAGTATGGTTGGTGGGTAAAAGATATCGTGTGTGGTAGGTGGGAGCTAAATGCTACTGCCGAAAAGATATTTCAGATAGTTAGAGACTACCAACCAATCTCAGTCGGTATAGAGAAGGGCATTGCCCGACAGGCTGTTATGTCGCCGCTTACCGACTTGATGAAGAAGTATCAGAACTTCTTTCGCGTTGAGGAGCTAACTCACGGCAACAAAAAGAAAACCGACAGGGTTATGTGGGCGTTGCAAGGTAGATTCGAAAACGGAATCTGCAACCTCAATAAGGGAGAGTGGAACATCCAATTCATGGATGAAATCTTCCAATTCCCAGATTCTTTAACCCACGATGACATGGTAGACGCTTTGGCCTATATAGATCAACTAGCCAAGGTGTCTTACTCATACGATTTTGAAGTAGATGAGTTTGAAGTTCTAGACTCAGTATCAGGATATTAAGATGCTCGAATCCAACGAAGACAAGTTTGGCATAGAAGAGACTCTTGAGTCGTGGGTAATGGAGAAATGTCGCGATTGGCGAGACCATTACGAGACTAACTACGAGCAGAAGTTTGATGAATACTACCGTCTCTGGCGTGGTATTTACTCTAGCGAAGACCGTAATCGCGATTCCGAACGATCACAGATCATATCCCCTGCCCTTCAGCAAGCCGTAGAGTCCTCAGTCGCAGAGATTGAAGAAGCTACGTTTGGTCGTGGTCGTTTCTTTGACATGAAGGACGATATCTCTGACCAAGAGACGCAAGACGTAGTCTACCTTCGCGAAAAGCTATTGGAAGACTTTAAAGCGAACAAGATACGCAAGGGCGTGGCTGAGTGTTTGATCAACGCAGCCGTCTTTGGCACAGGCATAGCAGAGATTGTGCTAGAAGAAATCAAAGAGATGAAGCCTGCAACCGAGCCAATTATGGACGGTCAGCTACAAGCAGTGGGTGTTAACATCTCAGACCGCACAGTCGTGAAACTACGACCTGTTTTACCTCAAAACTTCTTGATTGACCCTGTTGCTGTGGACGTAGACAGCGCTTTAGGTGTAGTGATTGATGAATTTGTCTCACCACACGCCATAGAACAGCTACAAGAGAAGGGTGTATACAAGAATGTACCATTTAACTTCGCGTATCCTGACACAGACCTAGATCCTGACCACGAACTTACCACGCAGCCTACCGATAAGACTCGTTTGACCAAGTATTACGGACTTGTTCCACGCTATTTACTTGAGAATAACGAAGAGTACGAAGAGGTTGAACAGCTAACAGACGCTGAAGAAGACACAGACTTCTATGTTGAGGCGATTGTTGTAATAGCTAACGGTGGTACTCTGCTGAAAGCGGAGAAGAACCCGTACATGATGCAAGATCGCCCAGTTGTGGCGTTTCCTTGGGACATCGTACCTTCGCGGTTCTGGGGTCGTGGTGTATGTGAGAAGGGTTACAACTCACAGAAGGCATTAGACGCAGAATTACGGGCTAGAATCGATGCACTGGCTTTAACAGTCCACCCAATGATGGCAATGGACGCAACTCGTTTACCTCGCGGGGCAAAGCCTGAAGTAAGACCGGGGAAAATCATTCTTACTAACGGTAATCCTGCGGAAATTCTACAGCCGTTTAACTTTGGGCAAGTCAATCAGATTACCTTTGCGCAAGCAGGTGAGTTGCAGCGAATGGTGCAAACTGCCACAGGCGCAATAGACTCTGTTGGTGTTGGAGGGTCAATTAACGGCGAGGCTACCGCAGCGGGCATTTCAATGTCCCTTGGTGCGGTGATTAAGCGCCATAAACGCACGTTAATTAACTTCCAAGAGTCTTTCTTAATACCGTTTGTGACTAAAGCTGCGCACAGATACATGCAGTTTGAGCCTGAACTCTATCCGGTAGCAGATTATAAGTTTGAGGTCACTTCATCTCTTGGCATTATCGCGAGAGAGTATGAGGTTACACAGTTGGTTCAGCTCTTGCAGACTATGTCTCCTGAGTCTCCGCTATATCCTGCGTTGATTCAATCAATTATAGACAACATGAACCTCAGTAACCGAGAGCAGCTAATACAAACTCTACAGCAAGCAGGTCAGCCTTCGCCTGAGCAGCAGCAAGCACAACAAGCAAGCATGCAAGCACAGATGGCGTTCCAACAGTCGCAGACTAACGCACTGAACGGACAGGCTGCTGAGTCAGAGGCCAGAGCGCAGAAGATCGCAGCAGAGACGAAGGCAATACCTGTAGAGCTAGAGATTGATCAGATCAAAGCAGTAACATCTAACCTCGCGGCAGGTGATGCGGACGACAAAGAGTTTGAACGCCGACTCAAGGTTGCTGACGCTGCGCTGAAAGAGAAGAGACTGAACCTTGATACAGTTAAGGCCATGCCGCAATGATTACCAAACGAGAACTCGAGGACGTAGTTACACAGGTTAACGTAGTCCTAGATCGGATGGACAAGCGGATTCAGTCTTTAGAAAAGCAAAATGAAATCCTTCTTCACGAGGTCAAGAGCTTCGTGCAAGTAAAGCCGAAGGCTAAGAAGAATGGATAAAGAAACAGAACAGTATTATGACGACCGTGCGGATATGTTTTTAACGCAGGGTTGGAAGGATTTTATAGAAGAGCTTCGTGCCAATGCTCTTCAGATTAATTCCGTAGAGTATACGAAAGACGTAAATGATTTATTCTTTCGCAAAGGTCAGCTTAGTGTATTGGCTGACATACTCAATTTAGAATCTGCAATGAACCATGTACAAGAGGATAGCAGTGATGTTGATAATCTTTGATTTCCAATGCGAACAAGGCCATGTCCATGAGGCAATGGTTAATCGCGATAAGGTAACCGAAGGTTATAGGCGTGACTGTCCTGAGTGCGGTGGTTCTAGCAGTAAGATGATCTCACCTGTTAAGTCGGTACTCGACCCCATCTCCGGTTCTTATCCGGGAGCTACTATGAAATGGGCTAAGGATAGACAGGCGAAGATTAAACACGAACGCAAGGTAGCCGAATCATAAGTCCTTCGGGGTAGCTTTTAGAATTGGTCTTGTCTCCATAGGAGTTTAATAGTGGCACAACTTATTGACGAAGTGACGAACGAGGTAGATGAAGAAGTACAACAGGAAGCGGTCTCGGAAAATACTGAAGAGGTAGCCGTAGATGACACTCCCGAGCATTACAGGGGGAAAACTCCTGCTGAGTTGATCAAGATGCACCAAGAGGCAGAGTCCCGCATCGGTCAGCAAGGACAGGAAGTAGGTCAGCTAAGGAAAGTTGTAGACGATTTCATTCTTAATCAGACCAAAGTCAACGAACCGGAACAGGCTGAAGAGATAGATTTCTTTGCCGAACCCGACAAAGCTGTTGATAGCAAAATTGCAAACCATCCAACCATTAAACAGTTGGAGCAATTGGGCAATCAAATGAAACAAAGTCAGACGCTTTCGGCTTTACAGCAGAAGCATCCTGACATTAAAGAGATTGCTATGGACGCCAACTTTCAGAAGTGGGTAGTCGGCAGCAAGATCCGTTCAGAGTTATACGAGCGAGCAAACAACAAGTACGACTATGACGCAGCGGATGAAT